TTGCCCATCAACTTGATGACGGGCAAACCAAGGTGCCATTTTGCGAACCTTGTTTTCTGTAATTCTTCCTGATGCCATCTCGCGTGCTTCACGCTTTGTGCCATCAGTCAAACCATCTCCCCCAAAGCCTTCTCTTAGATATTTCAAACCGCGCTCTGCGTTAGCGCGAATGAAAGAAGGTGCAGTCAAATCAACTTGTCTTGAGCCTTCTTCTGCTTGCCATTTGTTGCAGTAATAAGCACCATCAACAAAATCTTTCCAAAGTTCACACCAAGCCTTTGTTCCTTCTTCGTTTTGTTTTGCTTCATTATAGAAGAAGCAATTTCCACAAGCGCGACCTTCAGGCACATCGTCAGCAAGTGCTGGTCGGTAATTATCAGGCAAAGCCCGTTTTGCTACTTCTCCACCTGGTTCCATATCTTCTGCAATACTTATTGCAACCATCTGGTCAATTGCATCTTGCTTTGAATCGTGGCAAGCAACTGTTGTATATGAATTATCTGGTTCTTGTTTTACCGTTGCCCATCCATCACAATCACTTTGATTTTCTGAAACATAATAAGGCATTACTCAACCTCATAAACTGCTTCAGGAGATGCAGGGTCAATTGTTGAAACTGCTTGCAATTGAGTTGATGGAACACCTGTGTGTTTAATGTTTGGCATATCAAGAGCCTTCAAGACTGCCTGTGGGTCAAAGCCAACTTGAACAAGTTGAGCAATGATTTCAGCGCGAAGTTTCATTCCAACTTCAGGAGCATCAGCAGCATCAATGTTCTGCAATGGCACACGATGTTGGTCGCCTGCTTCGCCTAGTGGTGATAAATCTTCAACTGCGCGAACATCATTTAGTGAAAGGAATCCTTCGCGAAGTCCTTTTGTGTAAGCGTCATAGCGTTCAATTGTTGTGCCACGAAGCAAGGCATCAAGATTAAACTTGATGAATCCATCTGGCTCTGGAAGTAATGGTGAGAGTGCTTGTTCAATTCGCTCTAAGAGTGGGCGCAATGAATGTTGGACGAATGATAAATTCTGCGCTTCAACCGATGCAAATGACATCGCACCAGCAACAGGGTGGCCCAGTAGCGAGACAGGTACGCGGAAAAGGCGGGCTATTTCCTCAACCCCGAAGCGTCTGACTTCAAGCAACTGGGCATCGGCGGCGTTTAGTGTGAGCGGCTTGAAAGACGCTCCACCAGTTAACACGCCGATTTTGCCCGCTCTATATGGGCCAGTGTGTGTGATATTCCAATCGCGAGCAAGGTCTGACACCTGCTCTTCTGTCATATCACCTGGCGCTTCAATAACGCCACCAGGATTGGCAGCATTGCCGAAATATGAAGCAGCATAAACTTCAGCAGCCATTGCAGAACCAAGAGTTACACGGGCTGCACCAATTGGACCAAGACCTAGAAGTTGCCCAGGAAGTCTAAATAGCGGGATGTGAACAATTTGGTTTGCGTCAAGATTAAATGAGAAGTTGCCAACAGCATCGCGAACACGATAACGAACAGGCTCACCTGGTATTGGACGCTCAACTAAAACATCGCGTGGATTCAAGCAATATAGTTCAACAACATCGCCTAATTCATCCATCACCTTCAAGATGAAGGCATTGCCTTCTAGGTTTAGTGAAGCAATGATTTGCTCATAAAATTCAAGGCGTGTTGTCTCTGGGTTTGGATTATTTACCCAAGTTGGAACTTCGCCATAAACAGCAGCGTATGAAATACGGTTGCGACCACGGCGAACATAAGCGCCAAGTGGTAGCGACGAAATCGTATCGCCAAGCAAACGAACGCAGGCATATACGGTTGACATACGAATTGCAGTTTCAGAATTAACATCAACGCCTGCTGGCGATGCGTATGCTGGTCTGCCTGGAATCAGTGGTTCAACAAACTGATTCTGCGCACGCTTTTCACCTGCTGCGCGAAGTCTTTTAGATAGACTCATTGCCTGCCTTTTCTGTTCTTAATTGATACCAACCGCTATCCCAAAGGGTGAGCAGTTTGTGGAAGTAATCTTCGTACTCTTTGGCGATAACATCTAGCGCATATCGGCCAACAGAATGTTCTCTGATTTTCTTTCTATCTAGTGTTTTAACTTTTTCGGCTGCATCCATAAACTCTTGCAGCGTTCTGCAACGGTAGCCTGTTAGACCGTTAATATTGTTTTCAGTAAATGCTCCCCAATCGGTTGTGATTGTTGGAGTGCCACAGGCTTGGGCTTCAATAACTACATTTCCAAATGGTTCAATGTAGAGAGTTGGGGCAAAAGTTGCGATTGCCCCGCCCATAAGTTCTGCCCGCTGCTCTGGCCCTACTGAGCCAACAAATTCGCCATAGCCTTTTTGCTCGCCAGGTCCTGCCAAGATAAGTCTCTTGCCTAAGCGCTGGCAAACTTCTTGCGCAATCTTGAATCCTTTGCGCTCAATTAAGCGACCAATGAACAGGTAATAATCACCGTCACCTTTGCCAAGTGGGAACATCTCTGGTTCTAAATAACCAGGAATCACTGTGTCAAAGAATTGACCATCAACTGTGGTCGGATTCTTCCATCCTGCATAGATGGAGTGCATCCAAGCGTAGGATTCAAAGACTCGATACTTGCTAAAGACCCCGCCATAGCCAACGCCAAACTCCACAGATATGTGGTTGGGGTAAGCATCGGCAATTGGCTTATGTGCGCTCCCACCAATTAGGCAGATGAAATCTTGCGCTTGCAAGTGGCTCTGCATCAGCCTAATCACATTGGCGTTAAAGATTTGCCAGTGCAGAGCGTTGGTATCGAAACTTGCCTGTGTGTAGTGGCTGTTGCCTACTGCCTCGGCACGGCGCTCTTCTGGAATACAGGTGATGAGTTTGGTGACTGGCGCTTCTACTTGCTCGCCAGCATAAAGATAAACTTCGTGACCTAAACTGGTCATCATTATGCAAAAGCGCCTTACCTTTTCGGTGAAGGCGCATCCTGCGAACTCTTTTGTGACCTGCGTATGTGGCAGGCTTACAACGTGAAATCTCATTACATCCCCCGATGTTTAAGATTGCTTAAATTAATTAAGTTCTATTTCATCCCAAGATAGTGTTTCTTCGTTCCAAGAATAACGCTTGCCATCAGTAGGCATTGCAACGGGAGCGTTCCATAGATAAGTTGCCTCATCTTTTGTCCAAGAAGGATATGGCTGTGGAGCAAAGAAGCCTGTTCCATCCCAGTTGTATCCAATACCAGCATAGTTCTTATGTAAGGCAGTTCCACCATCACGGGAATTAACTCCACCGTGTGTGTTATAGGAGGTCTGTATCCACTCTCCACCTAGATTTGCCTGACACCACTCTTTAGAATCGGCAACAATAACTTGTGTTACGACTCCGTTTTCAACCTTTGCATAATGAGCCATTATTATTCCTTTTCTTCTCCGTAGAGAACTGCTGAGTTTAGTAGTTTGACATCACGCTTTGTGACTATTCCGCCTTTTTCATCAAGTTGATTCTTGGCAGTAGTTTCATTATCAGCAATGATGTGAACTAGCATTGTTACTTCATAACTAAAGCATTGAGTTTGTTTATTCTCTTTAATCTTGCTTACATTGTTTTTCATAAAACTCCCCTGTTAGATTGCATAGCGAACGATTACTATACCACTGCCGCCTGCGCCGCCTAACTTTCCAGCACCGCCGCCTTGATATGCGCCACCACCACCACCACCTGTATTAACAGTTCCAGAAACGCCGTTGCCAGTTGTGCCACCAGCGCCACCGCCACCAGTTCCACCTGCAAATCCATTACCACCGCCACCGCCACCAGCATAAGTTACAGATGAACCTGAAATTGCAACAGCAACGCCATCGCCACCTTCTCTTGCGCTATCTGTTCCGCCTGCTTCGCCAGCGCCACCTCCGCCGCCTGCTGCGCCATTAAAACCTTGATTAGCCGTTCCAGTTCCACCACCATTTGCCGCATAACCACCGCCACCAGAACCGCCATTGCGACCAGTTCCAGGAACATAACCACCACCGCCACCACCTGTGGAAGTGATTGTAGAAAATACAGAGTTATTACCATCTCCACCAAATTGTTGCCCCGCATAGTAATCACCTGCTGCCCCGCCTGCACCGACTGTTGCAGTGTATGCAGTTCCTGCTGTTAAAGATAAAGCAGTTTCAAGGCTTCCACCACCACCTGTTGCGGTAACAGTAGAGCGTAATCCTCCAGCACCTCCACCACCACTTGAAGTTGCAGACCCATCAACATTGCCACCACCACCTGCGCCACCTGCTACAACTAAGTAATCAACAGTTAAGTTTTGATAAGGAACAAAGGTTCCTGAAGTTGTAAATGTGTGAACCCAATGAGTTGCAGTCTTTGTAATAGTTCCGCCACTTGCTTTGGCTACGGAGTATTTGACTATGACGATACCGCTACCACCTGAGCCTGGTGTATATCCTGCTCCTGCTCTTGCACCACCGCCACCGCCGCCTGTATTTACGGTTCCAGAAACACCATTGTTATTTACAGTAGCACCTGCACCGCCACCACCTGAGCCGCCAGCACCGCCAGTTCCTCCAGAGTTTCCAGAAGAAGAACCACCGCCACCGCCTGCATAGGTAGTAGAAGTTCCTGAAATTGCTGTGGCTACACCTGCTCCACCAGCGCCACCTTTATTAGAGGCATTACTATCTCCAGCGCCACCAACAGCACCAGCACCACCACCTCCACCAGCAGGAACTGTGCTACCACTTGCAGAAGCCCCACCTGCATAACCTTGATTGGCCGTGCCAGCACCTCCTGCTAATGCGTCATTACCGCCACCGCCACCGCCAGAACCACCAGATGCACCAGTGCCTCCACCATAACCACCACCAGTAGATGTAATAGTTGAAAAAACCGAATTTGAACCATTTGTAGGTGATGAACCACCAGTTCCACCAGCACCGATAGTAACTGTATAAGCCTGAGCAGTTAAAGATAATGATGATTCTAAAGAACCACCACCACCTGTTGCGGTTACTGTGCTTCGTAATCCTCCAGCACCGCCACCTCCGCCACCAGAACCGCTATTACCAGTTCCAGCACCACCTCCCCCTGCAACTACTAGATAGTCAGCATAGAAGGATTGTGTTGGAGTAAATGTTCCAGAAGAATTAAATGTGTGAATAAAGTAATAACCACTAAATGTAATATCTCCACCTGTTGCTAAAGCAGAACCAGTATAGAAATCACCTGAAGAATTAAAGGTGTGGATTGTATTACCACCTGATGTGGTTACTGTTCCGCCGTAGGCTTTTTGCACTGTGCCTGAGTAACGGGCAATGACTACGCCTGAGCCGCCTGCTCCACCATTGCCGCGAGTGCCGCCAGTAATTCCGCCAGCACCAGCGCCACCACCAGTATTAGCACTTCCATTTGCACCTGCGGTTGAACTTGCAGTACCAGCGCCACCACCGCCTGCGCCACCTGTGCCACCCGAGCCACTAAATGCTCCACCACCGCCACCACCTGCGTAAGTTACAGATGAGCCCGTAATTGATACGGCCACACCTGTAGCGCCGTTACCACCAGCCGTACTAGAGCCAGCGCCACCTATTGCGCCAGCGCCACCACCGCCGCCACCACCGTAAGCGCCGCTAGTTTGAAATGGGTTTCCACCTGCATAGCCTTGATTTGCTGTACCAGTACCACCATTACCACCACCATTACCAGCACCACCACCGCCACCAGAGCCACCATTTCTATTTGCTCCTTCTGCTGTATCGGCTGAACCACCGCCGCCACCACCAGTTGATGTGATAGTTGAAAAAACTGAATTACTACCTTGAAAACCATCGCGAGTGCCATCCGTATTGCCTGCTCCACCTGCCCCAACAGTTACTGTGTATGTTGTACCTGTATTTAAAGAAAGTGCAGATTCTAAACTTCCACCGCCACCTGTTGCAGTTACAGTTGAACGCAAACCTCCTGCGCCACCGCCACCGCCTAAGCGGCCACCGCCTCCACCGCCAGCAACAACAAGGTAGTCAACAGTAAGAGTTGTTGGAGCAAGGTTTCCTGAAATGGCTGAAGCAAGAATCCCGATGATTGGCATTAGGCGATGTCACCTACGACTAAAAATGTATTTGATGCAGTGCAGATAATAGATGCCGAAGATTTATTCATTCGTAACTTTGGCGCAGTTGTCGTTGCACCTGTTGACTCGATTGTGACTCCTGCTCCCTGCGCTAGTGTTACTTGACCTGCACCAATCTGCACTATATTTATTACATCGTTGGCACTAAAGACCGATGGTGGAACTGTCAAAGTAATCGGTGAAGCGTTGTTTAAGGTAACAAGGTCATTGAGGTCACCAGCGACAAGTGTGTATGTGGTGCCAGTTTGGGCATTGATTGCTGCAATGCCACCACCAGCAGGTCCTGTTGAACCTGTTGAACCTGAAGGACCTGTAGGGCCTGTAGGACCTACTGTGTTTGGATTTGGTGTAATTCCAACTGACATTATGCTATCTCGCTTCCGAATACTGAGAACGAAGTCGTGCCGTTCGTCGAATAGATGGTTACAACATCGGTAGCATCAACTGTGACGCCACCAGTGTATGTAAATGTTGCTCCTGCTGCTAGACTTAAATTGTAAATAATGTAATGTTGATTTGCTAATGAGGCTCCATTTGGGCGCACCGCAACTCTAATTGTATCTGCATTGCTTGCGTGAGTGTTCACTGCATTTATTGTTGAAATGACTGCTTCAGTGACAGAAGGAACTGTATAAACATCAATTGCCGTTGCCGCCGCTGGCGCAGATTGTCCTAGTACTTTGTAAGTTGTTGCCATTTACATTCCACCTAACATTAGTATTCCTGGTAAAGCATTTGCATCTGACCCGCTTGCACCAGCAGGTCCAGTGCCACCCGTCGCGCCTGTCGCGCCTGTAACTCCAGTCGGTCCAGTTGCACCAGCAGGTCCTGTAGCACCTGTCGGTCCTTCAACTCCAGTTGGTCCTGTGGCACCTACAGCGCCAGCAGCACCGCTAGGTCCTGTTGCGCCAGTTGCACCTACAGCGCCAGCAGCACCGCTAGGCCCTGTGGCACCAACTGCTCCGCTAGGTCCTGTTGCACCGATTGGTCCTGTGGCACCTGTATCGCCTTGAACTCCTTGAGTTCCTTGTGGTCCAGTAGCGCCAGTTGCGCCAACATTTCCTTGCGCTCCTGTCGGCCCTGTTGGGCCTTCAATTCCTGTTGGCCCTGTTGCGCCAGTTGAGCCAGTTGCTCCAACTGCGCCTGCTGCGCCCGATGCTCCAGTTGCGCCTGTCGGTCCTGTTACACCTTCGGGGCCTGTCGCACCGATAGGGCCTGTGGAACCTGTAGCGCCACTAGCACCGACATCGCCTTGCACACCTTGCGGGCCTGTGGCTCCAATAGGTCCAGTCGGACCTGTTGCGCCTGTTGCACCGACAGCGCCTGTGGCACCAACTGGTCCAGTAGGACCTGTTGCGCCTGTTAAGCCAACATTGATAAGCAATAATGCAAGAGATTGGAAGTTGCTAAAGTTAGTTGTGCCAGTGCCACCTGAAGAATCTATGATTACTGGAACGGTGCTATAACCGCCAAGGATAGTTGCTGCTGCAGTAACTTTGAACTTCTGAAAATTAGTGTGAACATCTCTATCTTGAATGATAATGAAATCATCTGCTTTTAATAGCGCAATAAAGACATCAATATCATTACCATCAACGTCTAAGTGGTCAATGTTTAATACAGTGGCGTTGATTTGTGTCGCATTGTTCCAACGAATATCGCCAGCGCCAGGGTCACCTGAAGTTGATGATGTATCTGCGCTGTAATCAAATAAACTTGTAGAACCGCCATTTGCACCAGCAGCGCCAGTAGCACCTGTTGCTCCAGTTGGACCTGTCGGACCTGTGACACCAATAGGACCTGTTGGGCCTGTGACACCAGTTGGGCCTTGGATATTTCCTACATCCTGCCACTCACTTTCGGCAACGCTCCAAACATATAAATCACCAGCGCCAACGATATAAGCATCGCCTTGATTGCCAGTTGGATGAGCCGCTTCAAGAGCAGCAAGAGTTGCAAACGAACCAAGGATTTGAATACCTTCACCTTGCGGGCCTGTTACACCTGTTGGTCCAGTTGCACCTGTTGGTCCTGTTGAACCAGTTGAACCTGTGGCACCGCTTGCGCCAACATTTCCTTGAGAACCTGTAGCACCTATCGGTCCTGTTGCACCTGTTGGTCCTACTGGACCTGTTGCTCCAGTATCGCCTTGAGGACCAGTTGCGCCAACATTTCCTTGTGAACCTGTAGCACCTGTAGCGCCGACAACTCCTTGAATACCTTGAATGCCTTGAATACCTTGAGCGCCAGTTGAACCTGTTGGACCTGTTACACCGACAGGACCTGTCGCGCCTGTTGGTCCAGTAATACCAATTGGACCTGTTGCACCTGTTGCACCAACTGGACCTGTAACACCAATAGGTCCTGTGACACCTGTCGGTCCTGTTAAACCTTGAATACCTGTTGCGCCAGTAGCGCCAACTGGACCTGTAACACCAATTGGACCAGTTGCACCAGCAGGACCTGTTGCACCTGTTGGACCGACGGGGCCAGCAACACCAACATCGCTTACAACAACGGTGTTTGTATCTTCATTGATGACAACTGTATTAGACACGGGTTACCTCGCCTGCAACTGTGATTTGGCCTTGAATAAGTCTTGTAACGACCCCACCTGATGAAATTTCTAAATCATAAACATAAAAGCCTGCATCAAGAGCGGCAGTCTGCACTGCTGTTGCTGACAAAACTAATTTACCTTGTGCGCCAGTGATAACAATGCCACCATTTGATGTGTTTAACGTTAAAGCAGCAGTATCAGAATTATAGTTCTGACGTAATTGCATTGCTGCTGTATAGCCAGTTAGATTTATGACAGTTCCAGTGGAATCTTTATAGATAACATTCAAATCCCAATTAGAACCTTGGTCTATTGTAAAATTGTAAATACCAGCAGTCATTACTTCTCCGTTGCCCAGACTAGGAATCCGCCAATTGCCATTAACGCCAGCGGAAGTGAAATCATTGCAACCCCGACGGTAAAGAGCGCAACGCCAAGAACTTCAGCGGCGATTGCCCAATCTATTTTTTTCATTGTTACTCCTTACAGGTTTAGTGAAAAGAATTTTGGAACTGGCGCCTTTGCTTCAGGGGCGCTAGTGGCGCGGTCATAGCCAAAGATGCTGGCAACGGCTGCGTCAATCTTGCGTTTGCTATTTGATTTGCTAACCATTACACCGCGTGAAGATTGCTTTGTCACGCAGTTATTCATATGACGTGCCAAGCGTTCATCGCCATCGTGAGTAAATGATTGGTTCACAACGCCTTCATAAAACTTCTGTGTTGCTGGCACCATACGCTCGGCGCTATTTGGATATGAGACTACTGGCAGTCCTTCTTCATCGAGGACCATAAATGTTCGCTGCCAACGGGCAGGGTCGAAAACAATTTCTCGCACATTGAAACGGCTATCGCGTGCAGTGTTGATAATGGTTTGTTCGACTTCTGCGACTGGAACGTGCCAAGTGTTGTCTGCATCGTTTGGCCTTTCCCATAATCCAACAACCATCAGATGCGGTTTGTCGCCACCAAGTAACCAAGCAACCAAAGCAGTTGAGTCGTTAGAGAACGCGCCATCAAATGCCAAGATAACTTCTTCGCCTGGCTCTGGCTCACGTTCTTTATCAATCAATGCTTCCCAGGTTCCAGAAGGAAGCCAGGCAGTCTGAGTAGATGTCCAGATGTTCAACCTTTTGGTTTTGAATTCTGCTTCTGGCGTCCTCAACACTGCACTGGCAAAGTCATCGGCGGCACATATGTCGCCATAACCTGGGTTTGCAATTAGCCAGGCTTCTTCAGTTCTAAAATCAATTAAATCATTACCTTCATACCAAGCAAAGAAAAATGATGGGTCATTTACTTCACCGCTTACAATTCGTTTTCCATAATTGTAAAGGTCATAGCAAAGTGAATCTTTACCGCTTGAATCTACTTTTACACCAGCAGTGGTAATTGCTACCAACATCGGGTCTTGTCTTGCGCCCATTGCTAGTGACATTACATCAAAGAGTTCACGATTTGGTTGTGCGTGTAATTCGTCAAAGGCTACAAAGGTTGGCGATAGACCTTCTTTGGTAAATGCTTCAGCCGATAGCGCTCGATAACTTGTGCCATTTTTTGGATTGTAAATGGCATCGCGATAGACCTGCAAGAATTGCAATTCAGGTTCTAATCGAATCATCTCTTTGACAGTGCCAAATACAATCTTGGCTTGGTCACGGTCAGCAGCACAAGAATAAATCTCGCCACCTTGTGGTCCAAGAACTAGATGTTCTAATGCCACAGATGATAGCCAGGCTGATTTACCTTGCTTGCGGGGAAGGCCAATCAAGGCAATCTTATGTTTTAACTTGCCATTTTCTTTGACAGCAAATAGATTGCGAGTTAATTCCTTTTGCCAATCGCGGAATATCAATGGCTCGCCAGAATTACCTGCAACTGAATCTTTAGTTATCTTGCAAAGTGCTTCGGCGAAGTCAATGACATCATCACCGCGAGAGCCTTGATATTCGTCTGGTGACACTGCCGAGATGTATTTCGGTGGCCATCCCCCAATGGCTGTCATTACTTATCCCGTTTATTTCTTCGCGCTAACAATTCATCTAAGGCTGATGCCTTTTGAACTTCAGCAACACCAAGGCGTGAACGTGATGTCGGGTCAAAGCCTAAAGCCGCTAATGATTCACGAAAGGCTTTATTGACTGCTGTGAATGCGCGTGCATCTGCTGCTTCAAGTGTTGCCATAAATTTATTTTGAGCAGCGACGTTTGCATCAGCCAATCTGCACGCTGCTTCAACTGCTTGCATATCTGAATCAGGCGAGAGCCAAGTGATTGCGTGCGCCCAAGCGCGTTCCCATAATCTTGCGCCTTCTGCTTGAAGGTACGCAGGTGTTGGTGGGATTTCGCGTGCCATCGCAAGCGGCGTCACGCTGGCCAACGCAGGCAAAGGTCGCTGGCCTGGGTTGCCAGTTGCTCTTTTAATTTCATTTGGTTTCGGTGGTCTGCCCGCTGTCATTTTTTCCTTTTCAAATAAAAAACAAAATAAAACTGAGTTTCATAATTTCGCAGAGATGTGCGTTGCCAGGGCGTCGGGGTGGATACACGCTCAAGCCTATGAGGATTTTAGGCGTACGGGAAGATGCCACGGGGGGTGTTCTATCTATCGCCTTTTTCGCTATTGCATTTTCTGCACAACACTTGCAGGTTCGATATTTCATAACGCAACGATGGGTCCAGGTCCACCAGTGGAATAATGTGGTCAACTGTTAAATCTTTTGTTGCTCCACATTGTTTGCACCAAGGATGAATGGCACGAAGTTGTTTAGATAACTTTCGCCATTTGTAATCATAACCTTTATCTGACCTTGAGGGTCTAGCCCTCTCCCGTACCCTGGCACACGGCTTACATCTTGACGCTCTTACTATCACACCGCAATCAACGCAAGGTCTAGGAAGCATCATCGTGTTTAACAAGATATTCAATCGCCATTGCAAGATGTGATTGGCTATCCTTAAAGAATCCTAAACCTGAATTACATCTCCAACATAAC